ACTTCAAAGTCAGATGCTGTTGTATAAATTACTGTGCCATCTTCGAGAGTGGCTTCTTTTTCTAGTTTAAATTTTCCGTACTCCATATTATTCATTTTTAATTTTTTCATATCAAAGAAACCCTCAATAGAGAAGCCTCTTAACTTTTGTGTTTTTATTTCCGATTGCCAAAAGTCCTCATCCTCTATTTTCACAACACCGAACCAAGTACCCTCAGGCAAATCAAATCCAAAGTTTTTGCTCTTATCATTCTCTAAAGCAGTTACCCAATTTTCAGAAACGAAAGCAACCGATAAGGTGCTACCGTCTTGGTGCATTAAATTAATAGACCTACCTCTTTGTTCGCTATTAAACTTGTCTGCTATTTCCTGAATCGTTTCTTTTGAGAATTTAATATAGTATTCGCCATTTTCATCTTTACGGTAAATCTTTTGCTCAGGAATTAAGAACGCTCCCGCTATTTTCTTTTGCTCAGTTATTTCGGCTAAACTAAAATGCTTGTTAAATGCAAACCAGTTAAGTTGAATTGCAGGTTCGTCAACTAAACTTATGAATTGAGTGCCATGTTCCGATTTATTCAAAACAAGCTCATAGGTTGGCAAAGTGTCCTTATCCATACCTTTATATGTATTTTTACTTTAAATCGTTTATTTTGAAAACTAAACCGATTTAACCAAAGGTTGCGTTAGCCTCAGCCACCTGCACCCTATTGTTAACGTTATTTATTTCAGTAACGGATACAAATGTTTGTTGGTTAGATTGTGGGTTATTTTCACCTACTGTTGGAAATTGAAATGGAGTAGATGAAGTATCTACGGTTGGTAATGATGGCCCAGAACCGAAGCCACTATCTCCACCACCACCTCCTGAAGCAGAAGCACCGCCACCAAATTGAGTTGCTGAAATTTTAGCCACGTTTGCGAAACCACCCGCAATAGCTAAACCTGCCGCTATAAAAGGTTGAGCAGGAAATAAAACAGATTTAGGATTAGCAGCAGCAGTAGCAAATATTGCATTAGCACCTTGATATGTTTTAATAATTGCATCCGCTATACTTATAGCTTTGTTTACCTGAAATGCTTTTTTAGCACTAGCCTCACTTTTTTTACCAAATAATTCAGTTAGTGATGAGAGAGTGCCTAATGTATCCGATAGCATTTGAACCTTAGCATTATTAACTTCCTTTTGATTAGCTAAATCTTTTGTGGCTGTTTCATTACCTGTCCTAGCTACTTCACCATACATAGAAGCCCATACATTTTTAGTAGCATCGGCTACGCTTTGTTGACCTACTAAATAATTATCTGACTTTTTACTTTCAATTACTTTTAACTCACTATTAACTTGGTCTTCCCACGCTTTCCTTTTTTCAGCCTCTTCTTTTGCTTTAGCTGTTTTTTCCTCCTCTAAAGTTTTCCATTTATCATAATTTTCTTTATTTCTAGTTGCATCTAGTACAGCATCGTCATCTTTAAATCCATTAACTTGCTTTCTTAACTCGGCAAGTTCTCTCACTTTTACATTATTTGCTTTAATGTTAGCCTGTTGATCCGCTAGAACAAAAGCCATATTTTCTCCAAACAAACTTTTAGTAAATTTACTTTCCTCTCCTTGAAGTTGTTTTTCAAATAGATATTTTTTTAATTTTAACTGTATTTCTTTTTCAGTAAAAGTAATAAGGTCTGCTAGTTTTTGCTTCTCAATAGCATAGGTTTCTTTACCCGATGCTTGTGCCAATCTTATCTCTTGGTCATATCTAGCTGTTACCGCTGCTTTAGTTTTCTCTATTATTTTTATTTCCTCATCTAATATCTTTATTTTCTTTTTTAATTCAAGTATATTTTGAACAATTAAAGCCCTTTCCTTTATTGCATTTTCCTCTCTTTTCTTTTCCGCTGCACTTGCGTTCTCAACAGATTTTACATATCCTTTATAAGAACTATTAATATCAAATAATCCAAAAGTAACAATATCTAAAAACTGAGTATACATATCAATAGCAAACATAGCAGCATCGACAATGAAATCGAAAGTAGCAGAAACAGCATCTCCAAAAACCTTAAACCCTTTTTTAATCCCATCTACTATCGCTCCCATATCTAAGAACGATACAATGATACCACCTATAATTGTAGCTAATAATATTAATGGATTAGTTTTTAAAATAGAACCTAATAACTTAAATCCTGAACCAACACCCTCTACTACTGGTTTAATAGATACAAGTATTCCGATAAAAGAACTAGCCTTAGCCTGTGCATTTTCTATCTCTTCTGTACTATATCCTAACTCAGAGCCAAACGAACCTACTACACCAGTAGCTAATGCGAAGCCTCCCGCTATACCTTGTCCTACCTTCTCAATCTGTTCACCCTTCTTTTGTAAGTTCTCTAAACTTTTTTCAGTCTTAGCGCTATCAAACTTAGGCGAAATATTTTTTTGATTAACCCCATCGACAGCATTATCAATTTTGTCAATATCCTGTAATGCTTGGTCAACACCTTTAACCTCTGTATCTATTATTATTGTCTTTGCCATATTTAATTTATTTCACAGTTATAACCCATTTCGATAAATCTATTTTTCGCATATTCTAATCCAACTTGAATGGATTGCGTTTCCGTTTCCAAAATAACAAAATCAAATGATAATTGACTAATGTCAGTAGTTAACTCACTTGCATTTTTATAGGCGTAATAATCCATATACGTCTTAACGCTTACCGATATTGTGAACCCATCTTGTGAGCAAATTAATGATGCTCGACCATAGACAGATTTCAACTCAATATCCGTTCCTTTGATGTAAATTACTTTTGCATCCACCGTAGTAATTGTGCCATCCTCATTTGTGATTTGCGTTGGCAAACCTTTGCTAATTTCTAATCCCATATTAATCTATTCTTTTATATTTCAAAATTGAACCTTTCCAAGTTCTTGACGTTCTTCCCGCTGCTGCTGTATTATTTGCAAATTGATATGATAAGGTAGCATTTGCAGACGCCTGAAAAGAGTATATAATTTTTGTGCTTACTAAATAATCTAAATTAGCTAAAGGTGAGCCTAATGCTAAAGCTGATGATGTAGCTGCTGCGTTTGATGCATATTCATTTACTTGTGCTGCACCCGTTGCCGTTGGTCCTATCATATATCCTTTTCCTAACATTGTTCCCGCACTAACGAAAAACGCATTTTTATAATCGCCCGTTGTATTATTTGCTGAAATTACAATATCCATTTCAATCATATAATGTCCACCCGCCACTACCGAAAATTGTAAATCGGTATCGTCTTGTAAAGTTGCGTTATTCGTCACATCTTGGTTAGCACTCTTTACAATTATTGTCCAACCTCCATTATTATTTACTACTGCCCAAGTTCCATCGCCTCTCAAAAACTTAGTAGTATCATTAGGTGCTTTAGGAACAAATCCATGTTTACTTGTGCTAACATCGTTAGTAGTAATGTCACTCGTAGATAAATTAGCATCTGTAATTGTAACGTCACCACTACCTACTATGGAAGTAGATTGAACAGTTTTTATGTTAACGCCACTTGATAAGGCAGCTTGTTTGCCATTAAAAATTGTAAAGTCTGCACTTGTCAAAAATCCTTTATTTGATAATGATGATGCTTGTCCATTGGTATAATCAATAGCAATAACTCCACTTGCAGAATTAAAATCTGAAGCGTTAAATGATGCCGCTCCCTTAGTTGCCCCATCAGCAATCGCATCCGCTATTGATATGTCTGGAGTTGCTCCACCCGTTGATGCTATTGGACTTGTTCCACTAACCGAAGTAACTCCACCACCGCCACCGCTAGATGCAATAGTAATATTTACTCTATCATTAGCTGAATCGTCAGCAACAGTTAAAGTAACATTACTACCCTCAATAAAATTTAATGATTTACGTTTACCTATTAAAGTACCCGCCTTTCTAATTATATTAAATATCATGCTCATATTAAATTCCAATTTACTCCGTCACTCACAATAGTACAAATATCATACTGTACCCTTATTGTATATGTCAATACGCTATCAATAGTTTCTGCACTTGCAGGATTAACAGTTACAGTATTTACGCTTGAATCTATTTTTTTAATCGTGATCGGAATACCTATAACATCAGCGCATAAATCTAAAGTAATTGTAATATCTCCACCACTAGCATCCACTAGAATTAAATTACCTGTTCCTATTCCCGCTTTAAAATTAGTGTTCACATACTCTATTGAACCTTCGCCATCAATAGCCACACCATTCATATAAGTAGTATTACTCCTCGTTGCCGTTGTGTTATTTCCGAAAATAACTACATTCTCAAAATCTCCACTAACAGAATTATTATCTCCATTAATAGTTATATTCCTTGCTCCAAAACCTATTATATTATTATCGCCTGAAACCTTTATACCTGTATTATTACCTCCATAAAAATTATTTACCCCATCCATTTGTCTAGTTGGATTTTCAGAGTTACCTAACCCAAATCCATTGCGCAAAGGTCTAGGTATTAAATCCCCTCCTAATGTAGCATCTACACCGTAGGCAACTTGTAAAGTAGTTTTACTAAATGCTGTAAAATCTTTAGCTAAAATAAACTCACACAATGTTAATCCTGTTGAGTTAATATCGTAATCCATTATCTTATTTAACCTAAGTAAATGCTTGTCTATTCTTATCAATTTAGCGAAATCCAAATTAAGAATATCCATAGGTTTAATATGCAAATAAGCCTTAACTAACTTACTATTCTTATCAGTAATCTCATCTATGTACCTTGCGTGAAATCTATTGTATAAATTGTTATTTGTCCACGCTCCATAATTATAATAGGTAGCATCAGGATAACCAAAGTTTAAATCGTGAATAGGCATCCAAACATTATCTAAGTGACCTGCATAGGCATAAGTGTAAACTGTTGCACTAGACGAAGTGCCATAGGTAATAGTATAAGGAAATTTAGTACCTCTCAACGAGTAAAATAATAATCTAATATTACTCGCTATTCTATTCTGAGTTATAATACCTTCTTTAACTATTGATGTAATTACTCTATCCGTACCTACTGGATAATCTACTAATGGTGAAGCTGAGAATATAGGTTCTATAATTGTTTCCCCCGATACAAAATCATTATCAATATCCACAATTTTAGTTCCATATACCCTCGCATAATACTGTTCGTGATTTTGGTTAAAAGCATCCTTGTCAGATTTATATTTTAGTGTATATCTTTTAGAATTTAACTCACCCATCGGAGTAATATCAATATCTCTACTAATATCTACTTTACTTGTCCAGTCTAATACGGTATTACTATAAAAACTATCTCTAGGTTCGATAACTAATTTTTTACTATTGTCACCGTCAGGCTCAACAAATAGTTTGAATGTTTTAATTATAGACGAAAGGAAATCACTCTGTAAAATATCTTTAGGGATAGCGTTATTTAATTCAATATTGAAACCCTCATTAATTACAGTGTTTAATATTCGGCATTGTAAAAAACTACCCTGTAATATTTGTAAATCTACATCCTGTGAAGTAGTATAATAATTATTACTAGCATCTATAATTTTATAGGCTAAACTACCTATTAATCTAAAATCTACTACGTCACCCGCATTTAAAAAAATACTTGGAGTTGTGCCTTGTAAGATTCCCGAATTTGTAAATTGACCTGAGTAAGATTGTGAATGAAAATTAAAGCCATTTACTCTACAACTAACAGATAATTGATTCGTAGTTATTGGTCTAGTATATCCAATAGGCACAGCATCCAAAGTAACTGACTTAATTATATTCCAATTAAAATTATAATAACCTGTTACTGGTGCAGTATATTCCCCCGTAGGTACATAGTAATTACCATTGTCATCATTATTACCATTGGTAGAATCATTGTCAGGTTCTATTGGCTCATCGAAATAAAATGAATAAAATATACCAGTTGACGAATCGGTAACAGTAGTTTCATTCGCTGTTAGTGTAGCTTTAAATTCTCTCTCTAATACTTCTGCCTGTGATATTGCAAAAGTATCTTTATTGAATGGTATGATTAAACTTTTAAAATATTGTGAATCGAAAAAAGTAGAACTATAAGTATATCCTGCATTTTCAAAAATCTTATCAATATAATTCTTTACATAGATAGCAGGAAAGGTATGTTCTATATCCCAAGACGAGCCTGTGTTTAATCCATAATCTATCATAGGATAAACATAACCCACACCTAGCCTAGTAATTTTTCTACCTGTCCCCGTTTCTATGCCTGTGTTTTCACCGTAAACCATCCACAAGGTAACAGTAGTGGAACTATCTACCGACTTAACGAAAAAGAAACCGTTATAATGTGAGTTATTAGCATTACTTGTTTTGACAATATACACTTCATCGTCCACCGCTAAGGAATGAGCAGAAGCAAAAACTACTTGTAAATATCCTGAGTTATATGCAAACGAATTTATAAATATTGACGTGCCTAGCGTTATACTATTTTGACCAGTTACTCCATTTAATACTGTGTTACCTATTGCAGAGTTGGTAACATTCGTAAAAGTATAATCGTGATCCCATTCGCTAAAATCTAAATCGTGCAAATAGTCACCTGTAATGTTTTTAAATAGGTCAGCAGTTTCACCAAAGAACGATAACTCATATTGAATACGGTTATAATCATTACTACCGTTATTTTTTCTTTTGATATTTAATAATCTTACATACCCTACGAAATCATTAACGCCATCCTGAATAATAACACAACGTACCTTTTTATTTACATTGAATAAACTATCTCCGCTAATTTCGTAAACGTGTTTGAACGCTTTATTGTTATTTGCAGTACCTTTAAATGTAGCAGTCTTACTCCAAGTACCTTTTGCGTTTTGTGGCTCTCTCACGTCAGCTATTCCAAATTGTAAAGGAATACTAACGTCAGCAGTTACATCTAATTTCCAAACAGTATTATCGGTATCGTATATTATTACTTCTGTCATAGCATTTGAATATTTTCTTTATGAGCATATTTATATTCAAGTGTTAACTGGCTCATCTTTTTATTTCTTTTATAAACCTCTTCGTAACTAGAAGTAGTAATAACTATCGGTCTATCGTATATCGTACCGTTATAAGTTTCCACAGCATAAACCTCAGGTGAAGTAATTAACTCACGTAACCAAACATACTCAGCATCTGTTAACGCTCCTGACTTTAATATAGTGCGCTCCTGTGAATCTACCGCTATAACCTTTTGCCCTCTGTCAGATAAGTTATAACCCCACGTTACTGGTGAACCTGAAACCGTACCCGCTAACTTAGTGTATTGCTCTCGGTTATTTACATCGATAAAAACATTTTCATTTGAACTAAAAAAGAAAGTATCAAAGCCACCTAATCTATTTAAGAATTTAATATGCTTACCATCGTATCTATTACAGGTATCATCTATCTCAAATGTAATTATCTCAGAAGTTCTATTATTACTAGTATCGTATAGTGCCACATCATAACTACCTGCATCGTCATCTACTACTAATTGTACCCCACTACTCAGCGTAGCAGTATTCAAATTATAAATACCAACGCCCACACTTAACCATTTATTATTAACATTAACTGTTACGTAAGGATTAGCAATAGTATAACTAGCAATTAAACTACCACTAGGCAAATAACTATTAATCTTTAAATAACTAGAGTTAGAAGTAGTGGCATTAAGAAAATGTAATTCAGCATATCCGTTTCTCCTAGCCTTTAATGTACGTGGCGAATTGGTTAAAAATTTTATATCTACCGAAGGTGAACCAACGCCCGAAGCATATTGTTCATAATCGTAATCATAAAATTGATTAAAAGATAATGCCATCATTAACGCTACCTGACTAGAAGTAACTGTTAAGTTAGTATAGGTAGTGCCATTGTAAATCTCGCCAAACTTCAATACATAATTAACATAATGGCTACGATGTAAGTTAAACCCATTATCATTCGAAGCTGCTAAAGTAACAGAAACGTAATCGGCTAACACTCTCGAAAGGTCGAAATCACCGTAACCATCTGAATCAGGAAATCTTTTTAACCTAGCAATATAAGTAGCCCCTGCATTAACGTAAACGTCACAGATATACTCAAAATTAGTTTGCGCTGTATTATTACTTTCAACTATCCATCTATTCTGATTGAATACTGGTTGAAAATCCTCAGGTTGTCTCTCTACTGTTACACTCATTTGTTTAAAATATCAAATATTACTTTTTCAATTTGCTTCTCCATATTGCTTCGTCTTCTTTTCAATGTTATATTATAAAAGGACTTAGGTTGTAATCCTTTTTTCTTTATACTCTTTGCTATTGGATAGGATGCCTCTTTAGGTATTCCTTTATTTTTGCCCCACTTCTCAATAGCTTTAACGTGCGCTCGTGAAGGATTCTCGTTTCTAAACTTGTAAAATTTACCGAACTTATTTTTCTTAGCATTAGCATTTTTCTTTTTACCATTCACACCGCTATCGACATAATCATAATAATCCTCTAACTCGTAACTAACCTCAAAGAAATTATTCTTTTTAATTACTTTGCTTTTTATTGACTTAGCTAACTTACCGCCATCAATAGACCAACTAGATAACCACCCTCGCATCTCCTTAACGGATGCCTTACCTTCTTTTTCAAGATAATCTTTGAGTGGCTTTAATCTGTCTATTTTTGAGCGCATCTTTATACTTTAAGTATATTAAATGTTGAAAACAGGCTAAAGCGTTTTTCTCCGCCACCTTCTCCATATCGACAAACGATTCACCTGAGAGCCTATCCAAAACTTTATACCAGTTCCATTGTTCATTATCCTTTTCCTCAATGGTAAGTTCTTCCTCAGTTCCTTTATCTGCTTGTTCATAGCTTTCAGGGAAGAAGCGACGGTAAGTTCCTGCCCGAAATTCGAAAAAAAAACCGATGCACTATACACATCCGATACTTTCATCTTATCCATTACCTCCGCCCTATCGTCAATTTTGCCATCATACTTATCAATAACTAACTTACCTTTTACTTCCGTAGCAGGTAGGTAAATAACCGCTAATATTTTATGAAGGTTAGATTTCCAATCCTTACCGAGCATCTCAATATCTATCCATTGCCCTAGAGTAAAGTATTTAAAATCGTTGACAGCGTACATTTGACCGTCAACAGTAAAGTTATTTGAGTAACCCAACTTAGGTAACTCGTGAATAAACCCTAAAGACTTGTTTACTTCATTTAGGTATGTTGCACTTAAACCTCTTATTGTTTCGGTATCGGTATCTGAAAGTATAGATGCCACCTCAATAGCGTACTTCATTTTATTAGTTGCTTCTAACTGGAGTATCTCACGTAATTGTGATATGGTTACTTCGCTCCACGATTCAGGTATTATTATTTTTTTCATAGTTTCTTTTTTAGTCCAAACAGATAACTCATCTGCAAATCCATCATTAAATTTATAATCTAAATGAGTAGTCAAAATCTCCATTACTATTTAATTTATTTAATGCAACATACCTTAACGCATCAATTCCATGATTAAGAAAGTCCACAGGCTCATTAATAGATGTACCTGTATGCTTATCTGTTTTCCATTTATAACTATTTAACTCTTTAGCTAAATTAGTAGATGACCTTGTTACATTTAACTTATATCGTTTTAGAATGTCGATAGAAGTACGAATACTATCAGCCCCTTTCTTTGCTCCGTATATTGCAAGTCCTAACCTTCTCAACTCTTCGATAGACTTAGGCTCTGCACTATCCCCTATTACTTCATTATTTTTAACCACGTCTTTAATTAGATTATGAATGTCAGGATTAGTTAACCCACTTGAATATACCTCCTCATTAATCCATAGTTCGCCATCCTGTTTATAAACTGAAAGTATAGCCGTTGGATCATTTGTAAACCCAAAGTCTAAACCGAAAGCCACTAACTTAGCATCATTAGGTATCTCATCGCAATATTGCCAATTACGGAATATTAATCCCTCTATCTTACCAGTCATACCACGAGCGTAAACTTTCCATAGGTCTAGGTCAATTTCTTTTAACCCTTCTATTTTTTCTCTTACCTTCTCAGATAGAAATGGGTTATGCCTATGGTCTGAGATTATTAGTTTAGTATTCGGTCTGCCTATTACCTTTTGATGCACCCAAAATTCGTTATTAGGGTTATAGTCTAGGAATACTCTTTTACGAGTACGGAGTGCCAACTCGGTATAAATATCGAAAGGAATACCGTTAGCCTCATTTAGAAAACAGTAATCTCTTTTACCACTCTTCGCATCCTGAGGATTGCCATAAGATTTAAACTCCATTATCGAACCTGAGGCAAACTCGAATATACGGTCTGTCTTATTATATGAAGTAACTAACCCTTTTAATTCGGGTGAGTTTTCATATATTTCTAAGGCATCTCTCAACGCTCCTACTTTAAGGTTAGGTATATCCTGCCCTACTATTGTAATTGTAGCCTTCTCAGATATTGCAATGGAAAACAAAACCTGTATAATGGAATAGGTTTTTCCGCTCGATGTACCGCCTTGATTTACTATCGTATCTTCCTGAGCCTCCCAGTTTGCTAAATATACGGTTGAGCATTTAAACATCTATTTGTTTTTCGTCATTAGCTAATTTAGGACTCCCTGAAATAATCGAAGGTTGAACCGTTGTAACTGTTTGATTTTGGTTTTGAGTAATCTCATCTTTCCAACCCGCTTTATTTTTTAACCAAAAGATAGCACCCTGTGTTGAACCTGCCCATCCAAGTTTACCCTCCCATTCAGCTTCTAATAATAATTCGATATGATTCATTGTGTCACAGTAATCGGCATAATCATTCTTATATCTCGACCAATCTGTACGATTAAATCCAACGTATAATCTAAGTCCTGCAAAAGTTATCTTTTGTTTTGTTTCAGCTACCCACTCAAAGTAATCTAATCCTTTTGATGCAAGTTCCTCAGGAGTTAGGAACTTCTTAGGTTGCCCTATCCTAGACCTCATTAAGTGCCATAAGTTCTTATGTATAAACTTACCGTTTTCGTCTCTGCCTTCCTGTGCCATAATCTAATTATTAAAAATATAGAAGTAGTGTCTAATAGGCCAATCTAAGTATTTAACCCTCATCGCCCTCACTTCAAATATCGCTATCTTTGTTTTCATTATTTAACTTTACTAAGTTTCTTACTTTCAAATAGTTCATACTTCTTTAGTAAATGTGAATAGTTTTTAACTTGTTTCTTATTGTCAGAATAAAAGTCATCCTGCTGAATTGCTAAAAATGGATAGCAGGTAAGCGTTAATAGGTTGCCTAACTTAGATCCCGTTACCCACTTGTCTATATGATAATTGTCTGGCGCTTCTAAAAATCTATCATAAGCCTTTTGAAATACGCAGTAACAATGAAACCCTGAAACGTTATCCACTTGTTTAAAGAATGGCATCCCTTTATAGTTATCTAACTGGGAGGTAGTGTATAACCCACCTAATAATATATCTACTTCGTCAGGACATAAGGTAATCATATTCATAAAAAGCATAAAGGAATCTTTATCAGTAAACTTTATGTCATCCTCCATTATTACCACATAAGGCCAATTCTGTTCTTTAGCCTTTTCAACTACTGACCTATGCGCCTGTGATATTCCCGCTTTAGGTGAACTGGTAAATATAGCCTTTTGAATACCGAAGGTATCTATATTTGTAAACTCGGTTTGCTCCTTTAAGTTCTTAACCCTTTCAGGTCTTTGGTCATTATGAATAAAGAATATCATTTAGAATGATTCTTTTAAATCAGTACAATATCCAAAAGCCTCTTGATAGTCTTCAAATTCAAATACAGAGAAGTTAACATTATGATAATTAACAACATCAATATAAGCCCCTAACATATCTGTAATATTATCCCAACAATGACTTACTAAGATGGCATTTTGCTCATTCCTTAAATCTTTATTTTCTAATCCATCAAACGTGGCGAAACATACAAATACACTTTTATCAAAATCTTTAGTGCTTAACCATGAATAGATAAATGTTAATGCTTCCTCTTGGTCTTTGAAATCATAAGTAGGAATATCTCCAACTAAAACTTTATCACATAATGTAATTTTCATATTGTTTATTTTTAAATGTTTACTTAGGAAATATAAATATGACTCCACGTTTAGCACCAGTTGCCTTATCGTTATACTTAATGCTATACCCATCCTTACCATAAATAGCTTCTATTGACTTAGCTATCCAGTTCCATTCATATACTATGCCTGTCTGTTTATAAACGTCAAAACCTAAGTCATCTCGGTTAGGTACTTTGAAATCGTGAATAGCTATAATAGGTTTTAACCCTGACTTAGCAATTACCTTTAACTCATCTATCAAAGGGTTGTACTGCTGCCAATGAGCATCTAAGAAGCAAAATAGATTAGTTGGCTCAATAGGTAATACTGATTCTAATAATTCAGAAGAGTTACCGAGATGACAATTAACATTTTTTAAACGTTTCAAATGTTTTAAAGCTGTCAAATAGTTTTCCTGCACTACTTCAATAGTATCTACCCTCTCTACCATTTTAGATAAGTGCTTAGTAGTATATCCATGATACGTTCCAGTTTCAATTATGTGATTGATATTAAAGTCTTTTACTATATTCTTAAAAGTTTCCTTTAAAAAAGTATCGCCTTCAAATCCTAATTTGTTTTGGTTTTGGTATTCTAGTTGTGTCATATTACAAAGATAATAAATTAATCAATTCCATTACTGGTTATGTAGTTATCGTGAGATAAATGTTTATAGCTTAACCCTTCGATATGCCCGACTTTACCTTTTGCATAAATATTAAGTAAGCTACCTAGTACCGGTAAGTCACCCCACCGATTATATAATTGTAAATCTGAATAAGCAATAGATTTAATAAGTAAATTCATTTTAGGCTCTAACCAAAACTGAACGTTACCAATACCTACATTTGTATAAACAAATTTATCGTTATAGAATGATGTAATGTTTTCACCAGTTAAGTTGTGAATGAATAACGGCAGAGTAGCATTAGTTTCGGAATGTGACTCAGCAAAGTAAATTGATCGTAAATAAACATTCCCTTTCATATCAAAAGGATTATCTCCACAGGATTGAATGATACAATCCTCATCTATTCTCATTATGTTATCGTAATCCTTACAGTAATTCCAAATGTCATAAGTTTGAAACCTACACATACCTTCATAACCTCCTGCCCATACTTCGCTAATATCTTTAAAAATTAATCTTTGACCTTCTGCAAAGTGAGTAATATAATCCTGATGCTCTTCGTTAATATTTCCTTCGTGGAATATAATTAAAGGATATTGATTATTCTTATTAATATGCAATCTAATAGCCTTATTGCGCTCAATTAATGAATCGTACTGAGCAAGGTTATGATAGCCTCTCGTTAAACAAACGATAGCGTTATTTGATTCCATATTTATCGTTATGATTATTTGAAGTTGTAAATTTATAATGAAATAATGGAGTAGCTATTAAGTATTCTTTACTAAGCAAAGGATAAAGCCTCATAGCGTAATCTTTATCTTCACCGAAACGAATATCATTAAAGCCTACTTGAATAGCTTTAGACCTTAATACTGGATTAAAGTGTATAATGTTTCTCTCGTAATCAAATCCCGATTCTAGTTTTTTTCTACCATCGCCTCGCCATTCTTTAAATTGGATTGAATGAATCCAAGTCTTAGGATTAATACCGTTAGTTGTCATATCGCCATAGATACCCATACAATCAATCTCAGGATAATTATCTATACCAAATAGTATCTTATCAATATATCCATAATAAGGCTCATCGTCATCGTCAAAGTAAACTATCCACTTACCTACTGACTTCTCTAATAACCTTTGACGTTTGACACCTACTGACACCTCTTTATTATCCACATCAATAAGTATCTCTACTTCGGGATGAGTGCCTAAAAGTCTTAGCACCTCATTAAGTTGGTTAGCCCTAGATTTAATGGAGCAAATAAGTATAGATAACTTAACCATTTAGTTTTCTCCTTACCCAGTCTTTGTGGCGTTGGTCTCTAATCATACCAATTACTTCACTCTTATCTAAGCCAAAGTTTTCTCTCCAACGTCTTAAGTAAATAGCTTCGCCTTCATTCCAAGTAGCATCATTCCTTTCGTTAATACTATCTTTGTTTTTCAACTTAGTATAGTGATTATGCCTAAACATAATATCTAATCGGTAAACTGTTGCTCCTATTAAATCACAGACACTAGATAGGTCTGTATCGCAAAACATATGCAAGTATTCAGGATTATAAATGTAACCTAGTTTTTCATATAATGCCCTATCCATTATCGGTAAGGTTGCTATCCAACCCTGAGAGCCATCATTTGTTTTTAACATTTTACACTTATAGCCTCTAAAAGCCTCACGTATTAAAGTATCCCATCCTTTTGGCCACTCGTCAAAATCGTCTGATGCCACCATTAATATATCGCCACTAGAAGCCTTTGCGCCATTATTTATAGCACCGACACAATACCTATTATCGCTAACAAGTGTAATAGGAGCATATATACCGCTAGTGATATTCGTATAATCTTTAGTTTCATCATTGTCAATAGATATTATGTATTCGATTAATTCAGGTTTATCTGCTTTAGAAATCATTTCCTTAAAAACCTTACTGGCTCTCTCAGGTCTATTTCGTGATGGGTGAATAACAGATATTTTCATTCGGCTAAATTACTATTATTATCGCTAAACTCAAAATAATTATTACTATAATTCAAAGCTAATTGTAAACGCTCAGTAAACGATAAGTCTTTAAGTACATCTAACTCGCTAGTGATTTTTTTAAATTCAATAACTTCTTTATTAAATTGTTTAATCTTTGCCACTAGATGAGTAGCGTGTACGCCTAGTAACTTTGCCTCAGGCTTAATGGCACTAAATCCTGAGTTAGTATAAACATTAGATAGGTACTCCCAATGTCCCCTAGAGATTTCATTAAATGTTTCTTTTGGCATTTTTCCTGTCATCAGTCTAGTTCGTTTATGTTAATATTATTTGTTTCAAATACTTCGTCAATGTATTGTAGCACTTGGTCAAATGTTACAGCTTTATCGCAATGTTTAAAATGGCTACGAAGGTGAGCAATCTCCCAAAGTGCTATGGAATATCTAACGCTACTGGTTGCATGGTTAAACCTTTTTTCTTCGTCAAAATCATTTAGATCAAATTCTAATATAGCTTTCATATATTAAATTGCTTAATTGTTTTATTTTGAAATAATAATCTTTTATAATCTTGCCCACCAAGTTGAGAATAATGAATAGTCTTTCCCCATCCTAAATCGTTATCCCATTCATAGTTATCTATAATACTATCATTAATATACATTAGCTCTATTTCTAGTAATTCATCAAATAATAATTCAAAATCATTCATAGTATATCGTTTATTTTTTTAATATAGTTTTCGTCTGTGAAGTAACCAAAGTCTTTTAGCCATTGCAGGTATTCGTCATTATTGCATAATTCAGGAGCATATTTATCCTGCCACTTTTTATAATATGCTACCGATTCAATCCAATGGTCAAACTCTAGGTATCTATCTGAATAAAACCCAAAGATATTATTTTTCTCTAAAGAACAGTTTTGGCATTGATACCAACCAGTTTCAAGTACCGATTGAGCCGATACCACTTCAGGAAATTTCACATTTTGTATAACGCAAATTGTATAAACGTTGCCATAAGTTAGCATTGTTATACGGATTATTAGGGGGATAATCATATCTTAAATAATCTTTTATTCTCCATAGCCTTGCAATATTCAATATCGGTAACAGTAAACTCGATAGGCGCACCCTCAGTATTAAACTGACGATACAAATAATAATCCTCTTTAATTCCGCTTTGAAACGTTACACCGAATCCATAGCATCTAAATTTCTTACCCGATAGATTCTCTACCGTATCATTTAATACTGGTTTAAATGATAATCGTTGGTTTTCAAATAATGTTAGCATAATTCAATTCATTTCCTGTTAATATAAAACAAAGATTTTGCAGTTCGTGTAAATACTTAAATGAAGATACCCTCCTATAATTTTGATAAATCCAAAATCTATCAAATTCGTATCTTATTTCAAGATATTCAAACTCTATTTTTTTAAACCACTCTTCATTAAAATCAATAGGTAAGATAAATTCAAATACATCTTCAATTTGAATAACTGGATTAATAACAAAAGGAAATATAGGCTCAGTCATTATACCTTCTTTAGTTATACAAGTAACTTCCCTATTTTGACCGTTTAAATCAGTAAGTAAATTACCTATTCTGAACTCATTTGATTTTAACATAAGTTATCTTTTAGATTTTTATTTTCAGCTTCTAATTTATTTAATTCCTTTTGCAATACTAATACTTTGTTTTTGAAATCAAAGTAACTACTCATATACTTAGACTCTTTTTTTATTAACTGTTCTATTGTTAATTGGCTATCGTTAAGCAAATCAATTAACTTATATGCAAACTCTTTACGCTCTTCGCTTATGCCTTCTTTTTCAGTTGACGAATAAAGGTAAGTA